ATTGTTCTCCCGGACTCTGTGTACATCATGAAATCAGTTTGTTCTGGGGGTCCTGTAGGTCCTTCATTTCCGTTTAACAAATCTTCTGCCGTGAACTTCAGTTCAGGAACAACGTTTGTTATTTTATTATTTTTTCCTTCGTCTATCACAGGAGTATTAGTGTCTTGGTAGTAAATGTTGTTGATAATACAGTCCTCTGGCAATAGATAACCACTTTTTTTGTCTAGAAATAGTTCGCTTCCTTTAACTAGTTGGATGTTTTCGAAAACATGGTCCGCACCGTAGATGCGTAGACCCGAATCAGAAAAGAAACTGTTGGTACAAGTATTTCTGTTTCCATGTCGGAAAACTAGTTTTGTTCCATCACAATCAGTCATGACGATTCTGTCAAGTTTATTTGATGAAGTTTTAATTGATATAACTTCAGGATCGCTTACGCAATTCTCAAAATAACAGTCACTAATAGAAACTCTAGTGTCGTCATCTTCTTTAGAGCTAACACCAATTCTAATTGCTTCGCCTCCATTGGAATCTCCTCCCTTATCGTGATTCTTGAATACGCATTGGAATACTTCTAAACCCCAAGACGTATCGGACCGTAAAAATATGCCGTTGCTTTTCTTGCCGTCAAAGAGTGTATTAATCACTTTATTCTTTCCCTGTTCTTCGCATGTAACCCGGAAGTAATCCTTGTCGTCATTTCCGACCTCAAAGTCTATAAATGAGAAGTTTACAACAGATATCTTTTGTCCTCTAACTCTCACCAAATGAGTAGGGAAATCGTATTTCGAATCGCCTCCGAAAAAGTCAATATTTGTAATATTATAGTTAGAACCTTGTATTACCATGTAAGACCTTCCTGTTAGCACAATGTTCATTACAAGATAAACAGTGATATCTTTGTCGATGTTTAGATCTACTCCTAATTGGGTGTTATTAACGGTAGTCTTGTTGGTGTTTACTAATATACAGCTTTTTGAAACGTTTTCGGCAGCTTTAAGAACATCATCGTAAGATGTGTATTCAATGACCGGTAGCGGTGGAAAATTGAAGTCTGGGTAGTACTGTTGAACTGGGTTCCTGTATGACATTTTATTTGTATAAACATTTTAATTTAGTAAATTAAAATGACAACTTTTAGGGATAAGCAGTGACAATGACATCATTCTGTCCTGCGCATAACTCTTCGGGAAACATCTGACTCATTGGAACTCCTGCATTCACAGTTACTGCTCCTCCAGAACTAGCAGTGATCAATTCGTTCATCTGTTGTGTTGTCTCGTTGGAAACTCCAGCAATTACGTTCAAAGCTCCTTGTTGCAAGTCGATTTGAGGATGAGCACTTGGTCTAAACCAACCAGTGTTGCAAGGCACTATAGGCAAATCTCCTCTTATAGGATCTCCTTGACTTCGCAAACGACTATTTCTGTTGGCGTAGATATACCTGTCATACACAATAGGTTGACACGACTCGCCCAAGCTGTCTAGTGTTCCCGACGGAATCATAGATTGAACATCAGGGTACTCAGTTGGATCATACGCTGCAGCAGAAACTTGATTGAAATCGCCAGCTGCATATGAGGCACCAGGGTAAATATCCGTGGAACAACAGTTGTCTAACGGTCTAGCTTCAACTAGCTGAGCTTGATTACACTGACCTTGAATACAGAAACCTTCGTCGACTACAGGTTGGACTTGGACTGTCTGTTCTACTGATACCATTGGGACCGGATTAACTGGTGTAGCTAACACGTCTCTGCATGGAATGTTGTAGTTGATGTTAGCACCGTAATTGGTATTACTAAATCTGGGTGCTATGTTGGATTGGTATGTACCGGGAACCATGTACATATCGGAAGACTGTTTTGGTACGCATTTGACATCTTTGACAACTTTCGTGGTAAAAGACGGCAGAGTTCCTAAAAAGTTTTCTTTTATATCATCAGGTTGGTTGAAATTATTGGCAGCAAGAAATGCTAAGGAAATTCCTATTAATGTAGCTAAAAACTTATTATCAAATACCATTGTTTATTAATACTAGAAAAAAAAAATATTTTTTGTAAAACGATTTCAACAAAAACTGTTTAAAGCATTGTTGTGAACTAATTTTATGACATTTTGTTTCAAATGTTTTAGATACTTTTCTTCACAATCCGAAATGCTGATTCTATATGAATATGTGAGTATAATGGAAAGGATGTCATTGAGCTTATACAAGTCAAGTGATGAATTAGGAGAAATTAAGTAATCTTTACATTCTGATTCTTTTTTGTACAAGACATCGATAAATTCGCTATTCGAATAGTAAGTTTCAAGTAAGTAAAGAGAGTAGTACTTACCAATAACGTCGTCTATATCGCAAGGGAAATCAATATCAGAGCTATGCGATTCGGTTTCGTTGAATAATTCATAGAACTTAGCAACAGGATGATATGGAAAACGCTGCGGGGTAATCTTGCCCTTAACGGTAAAACCGAAGTCATTTCTTTTATTTGCACCAATCATGTAGTAAAACAAATCTAAGGGTGTTTTGTTTTTGTCCACCTTTTTGTGTAACCGTGACAGGTAGTCAAACTTCCTGTTGTAGTACACAAAAAACTTAACCTTACTCATACATGTAAAGTAAGGAGCAACGCCTAGGAAATGAAGGCAATTTGTTAGCTTCAACAGTACTCCATCTGGAAATGTTTCGTTTTTCATTAAGACATTCAGCGTAGTAATGAAGTAAGTAAGAAAGTCTTGTACTAGTACACTGTCTTCTGTGATATTACCATAAGCTTTATTATCGAGAACAAAACATGAGTTTTCGTAGTCTAGGATTACAGGAACTATATCTGTATCGATAGCGTATACTTCTTCTCCTATTCTGTATTCGACTACCTCACGTTTAGGTAACTTCTTTATTATTATATTCCAAGGAGTCAAATCGTTGTGTATGTACCTGCATATGTCTTGGACACTTTGTAAGCACAAACAGATTTGAAGAGTTATGTTCAGATAGTAGTCAAATGTGAAATCTTCGCTTTTCATAAAATCAAAGAGCAACACACCTTTAACATATTCTGACAAAGAGTACAACTTGTTACCATGTATAAAGGTATTGTAAGTGTATGCAAAACCTCTAACACGCCTCATAATAAAATTATTCACTACGTTCTTTCCTATAAACGTACTGTTTACTACTTCTTGGCTTCTGCTCTTCGTATTTATTTTTATCGCTACGTCTTTACCGAACAAACAACTTTTCAGCAGTGTCGTCTTACTATTTGAGAAGATGACACTGCCTTTTGTTAGTGGTTCTCTATCATGTATAATCAAGTAATTTACCAAGTATTCAAGTGTTTTAAAGCATTCATTATTGTGGGAACACATCAGTATGTGATTCATATCCAGCGGTTTGTTTATACACGGATATGATACACTTTCATTTAGGTAATTTATTTGCGTCCGAAATATTGAGTCATCTCTTCTGTCAGAGTCATAATGACCTGTAAAAGATTTCAATTCAACTAAGGTTTTTTGCAAGTAATCTAATACGGATTCTTTGCACAAATATTTGTCGTAAAAGTCCACTGCATTTTTGGCTATCTGTTTACATCGCCTTTCGTTTCGTTTGCACCACTGTATTTTCTCTATCAAATCGCTAAAGTCGCTTTTCACTGGTATATAGTGAACATAAGCTTTTAGCAAATGCGAGTACCATATATTCCATTCAGAATCTACCTTAAGTATAACCGAGTTCATTCCTAGCTCCATGGAAAGCCTATACGCCGATACGTGACCATCTACATTTATTATATATTTGTACTTTGACTGCTCATAAGGTGATAAAGGCTCTTTTAATGGAAATGGTATATCATTTAGCTCTATAACCTGTAATTCCTTTGACCCCTTTTCCTTTCTAGGCCTAGTGTTCCACTTAGTTATACCAGCGTCTAGCAAATTGATTCCCTTTCTTTCTAGATCATAGGACAGTGCGCAGAGTTTAAGCCTTTGATTTGTTTCAACAGTCACTCCATTGCCTGTATTACTTCCTCGGAAGACGGCTATATCTTTTTTGCTACTCCAATCAGTACAAAATTTTTTTGGATAATTTCTTTTGAATGTAGAAGGAAAGTACTTATGGTTATTTCTCTCTAGACGTGACCAGTCTTCGTAAGTAGGAATCAGCACATCTGCAAATCTGTCGGATGAAGACATTGACAATATGGGTACATACTTTGGTTCACAATGAGAAACCAATTTTTTTGTCCTTCCATTCCATATTGCTTCGTATGGCTCTGTCTCGTCTCTTGTGAGAAGAGGATAGTCTCGCTTGTTTAAAAAGAACTCTGTATCCGGAAGCTTTCGAGATTTGCATAGAACCAAAAACATGTCCTTAAGCACGTCTAAGTTAGTGTCAGTTTCATTTACTGGGTACTCATAACGTACTAAATGGTTATTAGCGAACCAATTTTTTACAAACTTGTTTACTTTATGCTTATGAAAGCGTCTTTTATCTAGTTCAGCTACTTCACGGAAAACATCATACCTAAATTTGATGTTTGATGACCATTCATTACTGAAGTTAGCATTTGAAAAGGGCTGAAACAGTTGTAATTTGTTATCTTTTATCTTGATGTACACTCCCTTCTTGAATTTGAAAAACATGTACTCAAACGTGCTTCTGGTGCAAGTGCTATCAAGGTTCTTATACTTCTCAAAGAGCTCCGATGCTTTGCGAACGTCCGCGAAAATGTTTTCACTAATATCTATAGTTTTCGCTTTTCCTTTGTGTAATCTGTAAACGAAATCAAACTGCTGTGTATCACCAACTGTATAGTCTCTTTGCGTGAAGTTCTTATATCTTGGATTTGTATTCTCTCTTTGTTTCATATTTTTTTGACACTCCTCCACACTTCCATAATAATGCCTCATTGTAAATTTGTTTTTTTTAACTTTAAATTCTATATAATAAATGTTTAACCCATTTCCTGTTGAGATTTTTCTACTTATAATCTTACTAGTTTTTTCTATATGGTTATACAAAACTTACTTCGTCAACGACGTTAATGTATCTGCGTTTAACGAACTTGATCTAGACACGAACTGTAAACAATACTTATCTACCATAAAGACTAGACAAACCTTTCAGTATATACTAATGATTGCATCGATGTGTACCTTGATATTAGGAACACTTTTAGTCCTATTACAAGCATCAGGAATGGTGTAACTCGGAGCCGCAGGCTTTTATATATTTAGCATTATTGTGTTTCTCACTGTGTTTTGTATATCATACAAAATATTCAACTGTTTAACATCGAGAATAATTTGCGGAGGAGGGGATTGTTTCTACAGCACGTGACAAACCAAAATTGATTTTTTTCCAAAGATATTATCGATATCTTGATGGCCTCAACGGATCCCTCGAAAGAGCTACATACTATTATTAATTTCATGTATGAAATCAAAGATTTAGTCAAAGAAGGCGACTATTTGAATATGATGAATACTATGAAAACAGTCAGTGAAAAAATAGAAAATTTGAAATTGAGAGCAGCTGACACAGCTCCACCCATTGTTGTAGACGTTAGCCAACTGACAAGACAAAACGACCGACTACGAAGAGAAAACAGCACACTTGGTACGGAAATACAAAGAATGATGAGAACGATAAGTTTCTACGATAAGAGATTGTGTGAGGCATACGAATCTCTGAGCGAAGTTGAAGAACAAACTAGAAAGTTGAGAAATGCTCTAAATAAGGCCAAAGGAGAACAATTGGCAAGACTAATTAAACGTGATTTAGCCGAGGCAAGCTGCAAAGTACACTCCAGGAGTGACTTAGTAGAAAAAGAAAGTAAAGGAAAACCAAATAGAGTTAAGTGTAACGTGTGCCTGAAAGAAGTGAGCAGGCGGTACCTTAAAAGACACCAGAAGAGAGCAATATGTGTAGAAAATGCTGTTGACCTGTGAATTTGAGCATAAAGGAAAACTAAAACACAAAAAAAAACCAAAAAAAACATAGGCCCCGTAAGGGGCTTTTTTGCGTTATACTACTTAATTTAAGTAAATGAATTAAGTAATAAATGGAAGTTCTAATAAAAAATATTATTTCCGCCGACTATTTGTGTAAATGCGGTGTGAAGTATACCACCTGTACAAGAACTGCTTTATACGATTACAATAACTGCACGAACTGTAACTACTTCGTAGGTAAAGTTCTGGACTTAAATAGAAAAATACTTAAAAACAGTAAAGGCAAGACCATTGGTATATCAAACTGTAAGCAGGAGAAGAACTTATTACCCACGGATGGTCTCTACTATGATGAAACTAGACCCCTCGTAGATATAGTTAAGGGGTTAGCAACTTTTTGTGACCTGTATCTGAGTATATATGTAAATATTGAAGACTTAAAAGAAGTCATGGGTGTGTTGAAAGAACGTACTAAGGCATGTGTAACTGTAACGTGCAAGTCAGTTGACGCAAACAATTTAACTGTTTCAAAGTACAAAAACTTCAGTACTCTGTACCAGAATAACATCCTGACTTGTTTCATATCGAATCCTAAACATTTTTATCCTATGAATCTGATTTGTAACATAATCTGCGATCTGTACAAACGTCCTATTATCAAGTTAGTTGATGGCGTAGACTGTATATACGCTAGCGGAAAATTTAAAATTCTTACGGAAGACACGATTTCTTATATACGTAAAACGGTTAACACCTCTCTGCCAATCGAGGAATCTGTACACAAAATTTGTGGAGCAGTTTCGCTTGCTTTGGGAGATAAAATAGAGCCTATAGAATACTTTGGTGACGAAAATGCTAGCGAATACTTTGTCACAACAAGTTTCGAAAGCGACATAGTGTTCACAGCTAATGTATTCATTATGAAGTTAAACTTTATAAGCCATGTTTTTCTAACGGAGTTAGTGTCCAAAATACCAGTGGGAAAAACAATAAAGGTGAAAGATCCAGAATTGCATTCTTTATTGAAATCATACTATTCACTTGTCAAAATAGACGATGATCTTCTAGTAGAAACAAAGCCTAAGTGCTACATATGGGACGACTATTTTGACTTGTCAAAGATAGAAGAATTAGAAAATGTTACAAAAACTCATGGTAGAATAGTTAAAGAGGGAGTAAACGTATATAAAAGCATCACCAGACTGTGTATCTGTAGCTCGAAGAACTATGTGTTCATAAATTCTATAAGGAGTTTGTACTTCTTTCAAGTGCTTAAAGGAAAGTCGGCGAAAGTAGTATTGAATACATCTGCTAGCAAAGAAGAAATAGTTTACCTACTGCCTGATTGGTTCAAAAAATCCATTGGAGAAAACGAAATGGAACTATTTATCCTTAACTATAATGATTACGAAGCTAGTAACATCAAGGTTTCTTTAGCTTTGTATGGTAAATACGAAGGAATCGATATAGGCACTTTAGACATCAAGTTAGAAGAACTAAAGAAAGTTGAGATATCCAATAGGAGGAAGCAACTCACAGAATACCCAGTTGAGTTTAGAAGTACTTTGTTCCGGAATTATAACACTGACTCTATTACTTGCAACCAATTTTCCGCAAAAACATTATACAAACTTGGTTGCATTTTTAGTACGGAATTTGGTGCAAGATTTACTCACAGAGAAAATGAAAGTAGTAAAAGTTGGTTAGTACCATTGAAGCGAAACACACGACTTACACCTTCCGACTATAGCAGGAACATTTTTCACTTGGAGTTCGACATAAGCGCTACAAATATAAAATATAAAATTGGAGATGCATTAGGTATTTCAGCTCACAATGACCAAGAAGAGGTGGAAAAGTTACTAAAGCATTTTAACTTCCATTCCGATGACGTAGTAAGAATCCGAACTGAAGAAGAAACAGAAATGGTAACAATTGAACAGCTCTTTACATACTACTTAGACATATGGGGAAGACCAAGTAAAAGATTCTACAAGAGCATGGTAGACTTCGTGACCGACATAGAGGAGAAAGTTCTTGTAGCCACTATAGCTGACTCAGAAATAGGAAAAGAAGAATTCAACGACAGACTAGAAGAGACATACACTTACGCGGATATTTTCTACGAGTTTCCTTCAATAAAAATATCTCCACAACAGCTAATTGAGTTTATCCCAATGATACAAAAGAGACACTACAGCATTGCATCTGCCCAAAGCTTAAATCCTGGTCAAGTAGACCTGTTAGTAGTGCTTGTAGATTGGGTAACACCAAAAGGAAAGAAAAAAGAAGGTCAAGCAACTCACTATCTATCACGTCTTGAACCATCTATAGAACCTCTGGTATCAGTTTCCATTATGAATTCAGTTCTGCGATTTCCAGATGATCCGCTTACACCAATAATTGTTGCGGGTTTGGGGACAGGAATGGCACCTTTTCGTTCTTTCATACAGCAGAGAGAATATTTGATAAAATGTGGTAAGAAAATAGGTCCGATGATGCTCTTCTTTGGTGCCAGAACAAGGAAGAATGAATGGCTTTATGGTGAGGAATGGGAAGAATACGAAAGGAAAGGTATGGTAAAGCTTTTTCTAGCGTTTTCTAGAGACCAAAAGGAGAAGGTGTATATACAGCACAAGATAAAGGAACAAGGGCAGTTGTTATCTACTTATTTGAGCAAAGAATATCACGGGCAGTTCTACCTTTGCGGTCCAACATGGCCTGTGAAAGACATAGAGAATGCTATAAAAGAGTCTTTCATAGAGTATCAGAATTTTTCTGAGGAAGATGCGATGAGTTATATAGAGCAGATGAAAGAAAGTAAACGTTACATACTGGAAGTGTATTAGAGTGAGTCGTAAACTGCTGAGTACTCAGTAGCGTTCTTCTTCCAAGTCAGATGTCTAGACTTCGTATAAGCTGTTTCAACTATAGTCTGCTTTTCATCATCATCCATACTTAAGAACCGTTCCAGTGCCAGTTCTATGGTCTCGGTGGTTAATCCACAATTTACGCACATATCTTCCAGTATATACTCTTCCATTCCTGATGCTCTCGAACAAATCAACAAAGTCTTCGAAGCAATAGCCTCTAACGTTACGAGACCGAACGGTTCGTGAACACTTGGTACAATTACTGCATCCACGTTCTGAAGTAAGTAATGCTTTATCTCCCCTGAAATGAAGCCTACATATATAAACCCTTTCGGTGGATTGTTCTTCATTCTGTCTACTAACCAAGGGAAGCTGCCTAACTGGCCACCCGCAAGTATTATTTCCACTCCGTCTGGAACTTTTGCGTCGAAAAGATTGTACACATTTTTCATAGCTACAAATCTACCCATATAGAGTACTTTTTTCGTTGTTGGAGAACCTGGCATTATGTATTTCTTTTTGTCAACTTCTTTGCTGTAGGAATCAAAATCAACTCCGTTGTGTATGACATGTGTTTTACTGCGGTACTTGCTATCAAAAAGACTTGCCATATGATGTGACACCTGAACTATCTTGTCGGCCCTATCGCATATTTCTCTTTCGCATTTGTTTACCATAGCGACACGCTCTCTATTTTCTTCCATAAAGGCTCTAGGCCTGTTAAGAAAGTTCCAGACAATTTCAGTTTGTTTAGATGCAGCCAAAGCGAAAGTATGTACCAACTTCCAGCCCATATACTTTTGCAAACATAAACCAAGTGGTATATAGCTCCAGTCGAATACATGCACCGCGTCAATTTTCTCCGTGTTTTTATTGAGTATTTGTATTATCCTGCCCATATCCACAAATGGATTGTCTTCTTTATTCGCTGAGAGATCCTCTAGTATGCAGTAACATTCGACGTTGTTTTCTTTATGTTCTCCACCGTGTCCAAAACAAAAAAATTTATACTCTGGTAAATTGTTAACCATACATGATATGCTCTTTCCCAAACCAGCATAGCTGTTATAAGGGGAATCTATAGAAAGAATTACAATATGCTTCTTGTACATTTACTCTTTTTTATTATTCTTTTAAATATTGCTTAAAATGATAAAAAAAAATATTCTATTTGAATAAATGAGTTACAAAGCAGTAGTACCTTCACATAACAACCACAGAAACCGTAAAGTTCTCTACAATCCACCTTGCAACCAGTACAACACTTATCCAACTGGTGGTATAGTATACTCTAACAGGAGCGTGTATGGAACATGTTCCGCTAATTCTAGCTCTCCATTCAACCCACCTTATGATTTTAAATGCGATTCTAACGGGAAGAACTGCAGGTCATACAATAATCCTACTTACACTTACAGAAACGTAAATGATTACTGCTGTAATGCTGGTAATGAAAGACCTGGACCTCGACCAAGACCTCGTCCTAGACCTAGACCAAGACCTCCTCAAAATAGACTTCAACGTTGTTGTAATATGGACCTTAACTCTTGTGCAAAGTGCCTAACAAGAAACGGAGTTGTTACCAGCTCTAACGAAGCCGCAAATCACTTTATGAATATGCAAAGATGCAAGAGCATGTGCAACAAGTACTAAATTCGTTCTCTTATAATTTATTTGTAAATTATAATAGATTATAAACATTTCTTAGCTTCTTCTCTTCTTGTTCTTCCTTTCTTGGACTTTTCACGATTTTCTTTTCGTATTCCGTCATAATACCTAATACCTCTCTTCTTTATTTTTTGGTTTTTCGGTGTTGACATCTTTTCGTATGGAGTATCCGACATTTTGTGATTAAGCTCATTATGGTAGTAAAAATTCATTTTCTAAATAGAAGAAGTTAAAAGGATATGCCCTATATACAGATGGACTCTCGAAAAAGAACACTAGACGAATCAGACAAAAAGATTATTGCGTTCAACCAGCAGTGGAAGTGCAAGAAATGCAGTTGCTTGTTGCCTAGTACTTATGAAATAGACCATATAGTACCCTTCTCTATATCCTTCGATGATAACCATGATAACCTACAAGCTCTCTGTCCAAATTGCCACAGAAAAAAGACGCAAACGGAAAACAAACGTATAAGTAGCTACAAAAAGCTGTGCTCAATAAGAAAAAATGACCTCTGCTGGTTTTGTCTCAAACCAATTGTAGACAATCACACATGTAATAGAATATGTAAGGCAATAAAGTTCAAAAAGAAACGAAGAACGCAAGTCCATACACTGGACAGCTTAATATTCACTGCAGACAACGACTACAAAATCCTAAGCATCAAACTTACACCTGATGCGATATGGGTTGACAACTTCTTTACTGATATGAAGGGCAAACACGAGCTGTACAACGTAGAAAAAATAGGTCGTTCCGTAGAAATTGCACACAGGATGTTGAAGAGTCAATATGACAAAGTTGAAGTTACAATAGATTTTCTTTCCTTTACGGATGAAGAAATATCTCCTGAGTTAATCGAGCATCTAGACAAGTATCTGCCTGATGAAATCAAAAAGGTACCGATTTTAAAAAATCAAGCAACCGCTGAGTTCACGTATATATGTATAGATTAAGATGCTTAAAGTAAAACTTCTTACATACATGTACACTACTACTACTACTCAAAGCAACAGAATGTACACTTGTTACACATGCGGTGGCCAATTTAGAGGATACAGCAATCTTATGAGACATAAGAGCATTTGGCATAACAGATACCTGAATACAAGACTGGTGGAAAGAGAAAGACTTTTAAATTTAATTGAAAACCAATTGAACGAATTATCTCAAGGACTAAATGAAAAAGAAGTTATCCTACAAGAAAGAGAAAGAAATGTAATTCTTCGTGAACAACTTATTATGAATAGGGAAACTCAACTAAACAACCTGGAGACTAATTTATTCGGTCGTCAGCGTCAACTAATACAGAGAGAGTTGTTAGCTGTACCGCTGGCGCCTGTTCGCGCTACAGGGATTTCACCTCCTCCGCCTCCTCCACCCCCTCCGGTACCAGTTCCTTATCATAGTTCTCAACCTGCAACAGGTGCCGGAGCGATAGAAGCTAGCTATGAAAATGAAATGGAAGAGCTCACAGAAGCTCCAGTTCCAAGAGTTTCAATTAGTCTTGATGATGATATAGAAATTTTCAGTGATGAACGAAGCGAAGCAAGCGACTTCACCACTTTTGGCTCAGAATCAGACACGTGGGAGGAAAGAGCTGTAGAAGCTATAGAAGACGAAGAAGAAAGAAACGCTGTTTATCAAAAGCACGTTGAGGAGAATGATAAATGCGGAGTCTGTCTCCATGATATTAGAGATTTCTCTCTTGAACAGGTAGTTGTTCTGACGTGTAAGCATGTGGTTTGTACTTACTGTTGCAACTCGATGTTAACGCGTACCCTACGCAAATGCCCTGTTTGCCGTAAAGACTTTTAGTTGCAAATTGTATTATTTCTTAATATAATTTACCAATAGTAAACGTAAGAAAGCCCCTTTCGGGGCCTAATTTTTTTTTGTGTTTTAAATTTTTTATTTTATTTTTTGCTTTTTTACTTCATACGTGAGCAGATATTTCTTAGTGTTTCTTCTGGATGCTTGAAAGTGCACTTTCTACAGTTTTTCTTATTTACATATACACCATTCTTCTTCTCAACGTTTCTACACTTATTGCCGAAGCGACAAGGTTTTAGTTCATCCAATGAGTGAGCCCATCCACACTTATCTCCGTACCGACAGTTCTTAAGATGTTTACAAAGAGAATGTTTTGTTTCCTTTTTTGTTTCTTTTTTCGTCGTTTTCATATTTTTTGTTTTGTTCTTTTTCGATTTCTTAATAGTTGTCCACTTTTCTTCTACACGAGTTACTTTCTTTTCTTTCTTTTCCACCACCTTAGCTTCAGGCGTAGGAGCTTTCGAAACTGTACGTGTCTTTGTTAATTCTGGCTTTATGACTTTCTTGACAGGTGCGGCAGCTCTAACCTTTACAATAACTGAAGCACGCTTCGCTGCCTTCTTGGGTTCTCTTTCAATTTTATTGCAGAAATCACTCATAGTCACAGTGGTGTACTTGCTCCTGGAATTCCTTGCCGTATCCACCGAAGATCTCTCCGCAATGGTAGGTTTGTAACCTTCAGGAAGGGTTACCTTTACTCCAATACGTTTAAAGTATTCGCCAACATCTTCACTTGGATGAATAAACCTGCAGACTTTCTTCCCCCGATTGCAGTACTTTGTTGCACTCTCTCTGTATACGGTATTACATCGACCTCCAAATCCACAAGGTCTGAAGCTAATTTCTTCTAGATTATGTGCGTATCTGCATGTGTCTTTGTAGATCTTACAGCTACCACAATGAGGCTTCAAAGTCCCGTTTTCAATAACCGATCTACAAAGGGCAGTTTTAGATAAATCCTTCACTTCTTCTATCTTTTCTACTACTGGTAAAGCAGTGGCAGGAGAGACAATAAGTGAAGAGTTGTTTTTCAAGTATTCCACTAAATCGTAGGATAGTTTTTCACCCCAAGGCATTATAGAACCTTCTTGTACCTGACGGTTCCCTAGAGATGAAACGTAACCGAGAAACAAGGCTTTATCTTTCTCTAACTTTTCCATCTTTTCCTTTTCGTAATCTTCTGCTTTCTGTACAGACAAGCTTTTAGTGTTGATGGGTCGTGGTGCTCTGACACTTCTTCTCTTTGTTTCAATTAGAGGAATGAAGTAAGGTTCAGGTTCCCAATCTTCTAAGTATCCGCCATCATAGCTTTCGAAACTGGTGTCCAAGCATTCGTCGTCGCCTGATTCATAGTCTGGTTCATAGTCATAGTTGTTCATAGTATCGTTAATAGTATTCATAGTAATTGTCGAGGACATACGATATGGGTAGATTTTTTTCGAAAAAAATCAATTTTGAAATTTGATATAACGGATTCAAAACTAGCAGAATTCGTTATGACTATGAACTGTGTTTTTTATATATAATTTATTTGGTTTTTATTGCTGGAAGTTCATACAGTGAATATTTTTTTTTCTATAAGAATCAGCATATATTACTGTCACTTACATACCGATTCAGTCCAAGTTCCGTCGTAGTATACGCTGAGATCAAGGGTAGCATCACCGGGCTGTTTACCCCATTTCTCAGTACACACCACAGTCAAACTTGAACTATGTACGAATATCATATTTGTTTTTTTTTTGTCGTCATTATTTCATTTTTATTTGTTTTTTTGATGCTGTGTATATTCACTATATTCATATAGTATTTCTTTAAGTCAATTTAAGTACATTAAGCAAACATAAAAAATGGATATAGATATAGAGCAATTCTTGCAGAACTGGTACGATACAAAGACTAAGATAGCAGATTTACAACGTAAGTTGGACAAGTACAAGAAGGTAGCAGATAAAATAATGACACCTAACGCTGGCGATCAAATTAGAAGCCGAGGCTTTGTCTTAACAAAAAAGGTTCAGAGTAGAAAAACAATTTCAAAGAGTACGGTTCCCAATGAGGTATGGGAAAATTACAGTAAAAGAGTGGATTATCCTGTATTCTACATTAAAAAAGTAAAGTAACTGTAAAAAAAATTATAATAATAAATGAATATATGGATTATCATACTGTTATTTGTTATCGCACTAATAGTCACGGGTGCTTTCGTTTATAATATAAGTAAAAAGGTTGAAGAGGAGAATTCACAAGTTATATTGAATAATGATACTATTCAGATTCAGACTCAATGCAGCAGCGAAACCAGAACTCAGTCGGAGCCTAAGTATGTAGTATCTGATTCCGGACAGATGTATATAGGTATATCTGTAGATCCGAATGCCTGGGCCGAACAGAAGGACACCCAGGTAGCTTCTTGGAGAATACATAAGAAAGACACAGAAAATGATGACAAAACTCCGTTAAAGAATAACGACAAAGTCGAGTTTTATAGTTTAGCAAAAGATGGGACTGGCGGAGAAAGTAATAGACTGATATCATTCAGCTGTCTTTATATTAATCAAGACGTTGGGCGTCAGGATTCAGTACTTGCACTGAGAAGAGAGAAAGATAGTGTTGGAGATGAAGGCAAATACGTTGACACAAGCTCGTGTGGAAATCAAACGGATGCAAATCAGTATTGCCCGTTCTGGTTTATTAACACGGCAGACGGAAATGACGATACCCCTATCTCATCGGGAACAGTACTACAATTAAGATGTGCTTCAGATAATGGCGATTGCCAGCAACACTTCTTATGGTTCAGAGAAGACCAAACAAATTTGAAGTCACAAGTAAACGCAACAAGAAAAGGTTGGTTAGAAAGCCTAACTGGCAACTGTACTATGCTAAAATTCGTTAAATTAGAAAATAATATTTGATATAATTAAAATGGCGTTACCCTTTATAGGCCTCATTCCTGGTATTGTAGCAGGAATTATGACTAATTTTGGTGGAAAGAATATTACTACCACCAAGACTGATTTTGATACGTCTATTGTTGATAAAACTGTAAACGATATTAAACAGACGGTAATAACAGAATCCAATTTAGATGCGAAGCAGCAATGTACAGAAAGAGTTAAATTTGGAGATATAAAACTCAAAGACTGTACCTTGAACATAAGTAATGTTTGCAAAAGTTTCGCAAATAGTGTTATGTCTATAGATGTTTCGCAGGAAGCCGTAGTGAATGAAGACCAAGAACAGGCTATACGAAACGACATAATGAAGCAAATTGCCCAAAAAAATAAGGACTTAAACTTGTTTCAAACAAATACTGTAAACGACGTCACGTCTGTAACAAACAACATAGTAAGCATAATAAACAATAAAGTGAAACAGGATATAGAAACAATGCAGAATACCTTTGTGGAACAAGATGGCCAGTTGGTTTTCAATGCTGATAACTTGGAATGTGAAAATGGAGAACTAAATATATCTAATGAAGTTATACTAGATGCGTTTACTAGTACTGACACAACAGCAATACAGAACGCCATCATAGACAGCACTAACACTACCGACATATTGGACAAATACAAACTGGATGTAAAGCAAACGAACATTGGTGTAAACTTAGTAGGGGTTTTGGTGGTAGTAGCAATAATCATAGCTTTAGTGATGTTTGGACCAGTTGCTTTTGGTTCAACAGCTGGAATTACCATATTAGGACCTATACTATTTATCGCTTCAATAGCGCTGTTTATTTATTTCATGTTTCAGGGTCTAACTGGTTACGCTTTCATTTCAGTAATTGTAATGTGGGGACTTTTGGTAACTTTGATGATCACAGGTGCGTTTAATTCTACTTCTTCCAAATCATCTGACGCTTCGGAGAGTACATCATCAGCCGAGCAGCAGCTGATTGTCTTAAATCCCCAGCCGAAGAGCATGTTAGAACAACAAGTATCTCCAACTGTTTCACTAGTATCCACTAATAGTGTGTAGGCATTATCGAAAGTGTAAACTCATCGACTTAAATAAATATTTTCTATTATAAAATGATTAATTTTGTTGATAGTTCAAATGTAAATTGGTTTTATCACGAGAAAACATTTTTCGATCCAAAAATAGTTAACCATAACAAATTCTTCAACAATTCTTGCAACACAAAGGTGAATGTTAAACTTCCAATTGAACTGAGAAAAAAATTTGAAATACTCATAGATTCTCAGAACTTTAGGATAGTGTATAGCCAGTACAATCCTGACGACCAATCTATGACTTACACTTATGTTTCTAGATAATTGCTAATATAATTATCCTAATTATATTATGCTACAAATTAATAGAGTACTCTAATGAACCTGCCGTCATCGTAGTACTCAATTTTTTCTAGTGACCAATTCCGACGAAAGTATTTGATGTAACCAGTAACAAACACGCCTCCGCTAAAAAGACCATCTTTGACTGTATCGTTGATGTGGTCATACTCTTTTCCGTAACCTTCGTACTGACCATTGCAGTTTAGTTGTCCTTCGTATTCTATAAGCATTTCTTTGGAATAGAGCTTTACTATGTTCTCCTGGTTCTGTAGCAAGTACTTGTCAATGTCGTTGCAGTTATCACAGTTTTTTCCTCCCCTTAAACAATTTCCCATTTGTTAAAGGTCATCATAATAAATTTTTTTGGCTTCTTCTAGTGATATCTTCTTGTTACCTACTATGTCGTTCGCATTATCGTGCAAGTCGTAGGTGAACTTAAAAAAGGAATCCCTATCCTTTACTATGTCATCAAGCCTATCTTTGTTTTTCTCAATAAAGTTTTTTGCATGGTCGGAACACTCTTCGCAAGGAAGCATGTATGGTATTCCATTAATGAATCCTTTAATTTTTTCTTTCATATGATTCGACGGATTCTCAGGATATTTCGCGGCACCGTTGTGCAATGAAAACCAAAATATTGGACCCCATACAGTAGGATCTCTTAGGTAATAAATGTCTTCATTATTTTTTTTCTCTTGTTTTATGCTATTAGAGTCTACTGTTTGGAGCAATGTGTTCACATCGTCAGGTGCTGTATTTTGATTGTACATCTCTGGTATAATTACAGAGTTGGAAGGTGTAAAGCTTTCAACAACAATTGGAGTCACTGCTGGTGGTGGAGGTTGAACTGCAGCACTGTGGTAAGTTGGTTTATGCAGCTGTCGTCGCTTCTGAAATTTGTTACGGTTTAGCTTAAATAATTGTCCTGCCGTTTGGTACATTTTATAATAAAAAACTTTATTTTTAAAACAAAAAAGTTTAAGTAAATAATCAACTTAAAGACAGGTTGCTATAATAAAAAAATGGCAAAGAAAGCATCCAAAGATACCAAGACCAAAACCAAGAAGACCAAGGTCACAAAGAAAAAGGTCGCAAAGGCAGAACCAGTACCTGCACCAGTCAAGGAAGAAATTCTTGTAGAAGCTGCCCCTGTTACCAAGAAGGCCTCAACTACACCCGAAAGTGTATTGTTACTTTTTGACACTCTCGTCTCTGATATTGAAGCAGAAATTGAACGCGTGCGTGCTACTAAGGCACCTGGTGTAAAGTTTTTGAGAAGCGTCAACAAAAACGTTAAGTCTCTAAAGGGTAAGGTAAACACTGTTTTCAGACAAAAGCGTAAGATCAAACGCAGTTCAGGTGAAAACAAGAACTCTGGTTTCCTTAAGCCTGTGAAGGTCTCTAAGGAAATGGCTACTTTCACAGGATGGAAGCCAGATGAATTGCACAGTAGAGTTGAAGTCACTAAGGCTTTGTGCAAATACATCAAGGACCACGACTTGCAAGACCCAACGGACCGTAGAAAGATTAAGCCAGACGCAAAGTTGAGTAAGCTACTAAACTACAAGAATAAGGAGGAACCACTTACATACTTTAGAATACAGAGTTGTTTGAAGAACCATTTCCCTAAAAGCGAGTAAGATAGCAATATAGTCAACTAAGTTCATTTTTTTATGATGTAAGCATAAAAAAACTAACCTATTTAAATAATGAATTGCTGTATAAAATGTACACCAGAATTCTGAATATGCATTCTAATAAGATACCCAGGAACTTGCAAAACAAAATTAGCGATTTTTACCATGACACTTGGAAAATTCTGGACAAGAGAAAAGGCAATATAGTTTTAACGACTGCTTGGCTCAACACAGATAATGTAATCCTGTCTCTACTTACTAACTATTTTTCGAAAGAAATGAAGGACATAAAAGTAATGTCTGTTGATACGCTGGACCTTTTCGATGAAACTCACGATATCGCGAAAGAAGTACAAGAAACATACAAAATTAAGCCATACGTATACAAGCCGGAAACATCTTTTCAAGATTTCAAGCGAAACAACAAGGTAGATGACTACGACTACTACTGTAAAGTAGAACCTTTTCAGAGAGGACTACTCGACTTGAAAAAAGATATTTTAATCACAGGAAGGAGACAAGATCAAGGAAACCAACGTACCGATCTAGAACTATGGGAAGAGGATAAAAGAATCTACAATCCACTGCTGGAATGGACCTGGGATGACGTAACAGACTATGTAGACGCAGTCAAAGTCCCTACAAGTAAACTTTACAATAAGGTGTATAGAAGCAGCGAAGATATAGATATTGCAGACAGAAATAAAGTAGCATTGCCGTGGAATGTTTACACATTAAAAAAGCCTTATTGGCAATACAGTAGCGAAGAACTCTACGATAATCATAATAGAGTGTATGTTATGAAGTCATTCGGTGATAAAAGCACTACAGTTCCTATAGAACCACACAAGTCTGAGAGAGAAGGGAGATTCGTAAACAGAAACACTACTGAATGTGGAATACACACACGAGCTAACCATCCCAGCAAAATTAACACTAGTCTTAGCGACAAGAATGTTAACCTAAATGAAAATAAAAAAGTTAGAACTCTTGAACTAAATGAGAGACAGGCCTGCGACGTTGAAATGCTGATACACGATGCATTCCAGCCTCTAAAATCATTCATGGACAGGGAGAATTATTACAGCGTTATACACGATATGAGACTGAAAAACGGACAGGTTTTCGGTATGCCAATCACTTTAGACGTTCACGGTAAATACGAGATGAACGAGGATATAATGCTGACATACAAAGGAAGAAATGTAGCTCTTTTAAATATACAAGACATATACACAGCGACTCCCTACGAAGAGGGCAAGCGTGTATACGGTTCTACAAGCCTTCATCACCCAGGAGTCCACAATCTACTTATGCGTAACTACAAGTATATCAGTGGTCCTTTAACAGGACTTGACTCGATTTGGTTCGACAAAATAGAAGGTTTCAAATCTCCAAAAGCTGTCAAAGAAACCAATAAAGGTAAAGGACCTGTCTTGGCTTTTCAGTGTAGGAACCCAATTCATAGAGCTCATTACGAGTTAATGCTTAAATTACAAAAGCAACTAGGCAATGCCCATTTACTAGTCCATCCAACATGCGGTCCAACACAACCGAGTGATATCGACTATCTTAGAAGGATAAAGACTTATGAAGCACTAAGAAATAATGAAGCTAAAGGTGCGAATATGAGCTGGGCATATTTGCCTTACAGCATGAAAATGGCAGGACCCAGAGAAGTTATTCAGCACATGCTAATAAGGAAAAACTTTGGTTGTGATTATATGATTGTTGGTCGGGATATGGCAGGTACTAAGCACACAGCAACTGGAGAGGATTTTTATGGTCCGTACGATGCACACCAACTAGCAGACAAGTATAAAAAGGAAATCGGAATTGGTGTTGTCAAATCTATGAATATTGTGTACACCGAAAAGGGCTTTATGACTGAAGAAGAAGCTTGCAACAGAAGCTTAGAAATTAAAACATTAAGCGGCACTAAGTTCAGAAAAATGCTGAAAGACCAAGCGCCTATACCTGAATGGTTTGCCTTCCCTAGTGTAGTCAAAGCACTGCAAAATTCTAATTAAACGCAAAACGACCCCTTTCGGGGTCAAATATTTATTTACTTTATTTATTCATCTATACTCATAATCAAATTGTTAATCATTTCCAAAAACCACTCCTTATCGGTTAGATCCGCTATTTCATATAGCCCATTTTTGCTCCATCCTGTTTTCTTTCTTCGGTACCACTCGGCGTCAGGTAGATCCGTAATATCGTCTACGTAGTTTTCTTCCTGAATGTAAAACTGTTCGTGAATGTCTAATATGCGACTAACAGCCCTCTTAAAGTTTTGTGGATACAGAATTTCATTTTCCGTTATTTTATTATGAAAATCAACTAACTCCCTGTTACTGATCCCTTCTAAATATCTCAACCAACTAGAACTCATCTACAGTATAACCTTTATATAGCTGCGAAAAATCAATTTTAAATTACCCGCTACGTTTGTCGGTAACATGAATAAGATATAAAAAGTATTTTATTCAGAGTGCACAATATCTAATTTACAGACCCAATATATACCCATGCTGAAGACGAGCTGCTATTAGGACTGTAAGTAAATGTTAGCGCAACACCAGTTCCCTGAAAATCCACACTAGAAGCAAAAGTTCCTGGTGTAACAGTTACATTTTCTATTTCACCTGAACTAGGTGCTATGGTTATAACTTGCGCAGGTGCCCCTAAAGCCTTAACTATAATTGTGTCGCCATCGCTATATGGTCCTGCAATGTTTACGGTAAGTGATGTTTCACCTCCTACATTAACTAAAGTGTTAGGAGAAACTGTGATCGTTTCTTCGGTGTATACTGTGGTCAATCTCCCCGACCCGCTTGAAGAGCTAGACTTAGAATTACGGGCTTCAGCAATCGAATTAGGATCGAATGCAGAGGGTGTACCAAAAGATTCTATCTTGAAACTGTTAATTTGTGACATTTTATTATATAGCACAAAAAAATGTATTCAAAAAATTCTCCAAAATAACGTAAAAAAGCCCCAAGAGGGGCCTATTTTTTTGTACTTTGTTATATTTGTATAAACTAACGAGATCTTAATTCTTCCATCAAGTAAGCCTTGTTACACATTGCATTGGAATACAACCTATTTTCTACATTGGCCTCTATAGTATCATAACAATATCTACACAAAGAAAATTTTTTTATATTTTGGTTATTGACGTAGCAAGCTGTTTGAGTATTGTAGGAGTATGTGCTACAAAAGTCGCACAATGTCCTTTTCGACCTGGTAAGTTTCGGAGGCAGAGTAGGAGACTTGGGATCATCTTCGCTGAGGAACATTATAGTATCTGGATACAATGAGTTAAGATACATTTTCATTTGTCCTGGTTCCATTAAGTCAACCATGTCTTTGACCTTCACCTCACAAGGATTGTAAAAGTCAATAGTGATGTAATTGTTTGAAGTAGTACTGGTAGCCATTACGATTTCGTCTTATTTTTTTCAAATAAAATTCAATTTTGGTTTGTAGTAAATTCATATGTCCATATGAATTTGCAATAAATACGGTGAAATGACTACTTTTGCGCTTACATAATGCTTATTTCCCTGCTGCTTTTACCAGTTTTAGGTAGAATAATGTCCAAAACACCATTTTCGTAGCTAGCTACAACGGCATCTTCATCAACATTTTCTGGAAGCGGTATAGTCCTTGACATTTTACCTCTTTTTATTTCACTTATAATAACTGTTTCGCTGAAAGGAGACGGTTCATCTTCCTCTCTTTCGTGTTTTCCGTTTTCAGCGGAAATAATGAGGTAGCCGTTGTCGATTAGGATTTTAATACTCTCTTTCTTTCTACCAGGCATCTCCGCCTGTACCTTATAGCTGCTTAGGGTGTCAACCATATCTACTCTAAAGGTATCAATCGGACGCTCATGATCTCTTCTTAAAAATCGCCAAGGGGTCCTTCCATACACAGTAGGTGAAAACGTGTTGTCGAAGTCTGGGTTTAATTTCCAAGGGGGTAGAAGCATTGTTATATACTCTACATATATCTTTAAGTTTAGTAAACTCCTGCAATCCATGCTACTCCTCTACGCGAGGAGTGTACGTATTTTTCTACAGCAGATGGAAAGAGACTGTCAGCGAACTTTTTATTAGCAGAGCATTGAATAGGTACTAAAACATATTCATCTCCTTGATAATAACCCGTATATACACCCCAAACGGTTATACCGCTGTCCAACAATATGAAAGAATTACGTGTCATTGTTACTGGAACGTCAGTTAACTCCGCGTTCATTATATAAGCAGTCAAGTCTCCTGTTTGTTCATTTTGCAGTTTGAAGACAAAAGGAGGGTAAAAAGGGGTTTCGTCTGTAGGTATTACACCTAATCCTCTCAATACGTAAGCTGCGGTTGGGGTTCCATCAAAACTAAGGGGTCCTTTGTACAAATCACAGTAAAGTTGACCAGATAACTGTGGATCGGAACTCCTTTGTGGTAATAGTTGTCTGTTTTTCAGCACTACCCATCTGTTCTGGGTGTATGTTTGCGCTATTGCTGCATCTGGGTCTTGATACTTGGATAAAAATTGGCACTCGTCTAATCGATAACAGGATGGTATATTAACACTACTCATTTATTATATATGATAAAAATTTAGTTTAAGAATATGCTAGCATCAAGAAACATGAACATACACATCATAGGAGGAAAAGCAATGCACGATGTAGTAAAAGATTTTGTTGAGTCAAGGGATAATAGGGTATTTGTGAATGGTTCATTCTTAGGAAAAGGAAATATCAAAGAAACTGATATTCTCTTCGTCAACAATCACATTGACGACAACAGAATGAAAACCAAAAGAGAATATATCAAAAAGTATTCTCACATTCAAACAGGGGAAGTATCATCAAGTCTGTACAACGGAATGAAAAATTTCGTGAATGTAATGAGACAGAAAAACGGTTCACTCAGCGAAAACAGTTTTTTAAAGAGTGTTGGTTGTCCTTTCAAATTTGCAAAACAACCCAGGTGTGGGCACAAAGCAATTTTACACTTTTTGAGAAATGGTTGTTTCCCGGTAGTTGAAGGATTTTCATTTAGTATACACGATTCTCCAGATACATACTATAACCAGGTGGGTGTAAGAAATTTTTTTTACCACAATTACGACTCAGAAGTCTTCGTACTTAGATGGCTGCATGATAATAATAAGATTGATTTGACACCATGCATGTTTGTAAAATTAGAGAACAATACACCGCTTATTGATGCTACCGGACTGCAACCTAGAACACAATTTTTGGGATACTGTCTAGATGCTCACAACGAATGTAAAATTACAAACTGTCGTAATCCGCAACAGGTAATCGATGAATTATGCAGGAACTACAAAAATGTATCAGTCGAAAGAAATAAAGATACTTTACACTTTAAGTTGCCTACATAAAATCGAAGTTAACAGTCTCCGCCAGTTGCTTATATGGCGGTTCATAAGTGATCACCAGTTTTAGCCATCGCGGAGATATCACAGACGACCCATTCTGGTTTGCCGCTTCACCTCCAAATTCTATTAATTCTTCCGATATAGTCTCGAGTATTGAAGCAAAATACACTTCAGCCCCTTTTTTTACTTTGATAGTTTTGCTATTAAGAAGATTGCTGATTATATTTGTTGGGAAAACAACACTTTTAGAAGTAGCTCTTTCTGCCTCTTCAATTACATAGGATGCTAATTCTTGGGGTAGTAAAAGCTTAGCAGCTGCTTCTACTGTTTTCTTATCTACAGGTTTAGGATTCGATAGCATCTCTATTGATTCATTAGTAGGCTTCACAGTGACAAGCTCAGCTGTGGTAGATACCATTATTGAGGCTATTTTATTCAAGAATATATTCATTTGTTTCAAGCCGTCTTCAGTAATGCTAACTTTATCAGCGTATACTTGACTCAAAACTTTAGTAATTGGTGCACTGAAATTCATTTATTACTATAAAAAAAATGTTATTGTTTAATAAATGCCAAAAGACAAGCTTAGTAGGACATATATTAAAAATATAGCAAACAGTGTAGGGGTTCCAAAGGTGTCTGGTCTTATATACGAGCAACTTCGAAGCATGACCAAAGACTACTTACAAAAGGTTCTTAGCAAAGCGGTGACTTACTCTGAATACTATGGTAAAAACACGATCAACAAAGGTATAATATTCTTAGCAACTGACAAGGAGAAGTGGAGTGAAGACCTTCCAGGAAAAAAATGCAAAGCGCCAAACCTTAAAGTTCAAAACACAGTAGAGAAAAGAGTTCAATGGTATAAAAAAGAACAAGGTGAAAATAGATGCCTGCACTTTCCCACCTCGTCTTTCTCTTCATTTGTGAAAGATGTATTAGAAGATACAACAACAAAAAAAATAAAGATCACGAAACAAGCAATGATTTACTTGCAGTATATAGTGGAAGCATACATGGCCAATATACTCAAAAACGGTCTTCTATTTGTGAAACACAGAGGCGGTCCTGTACTTCAACCTAAAGATTTGACAATCGGAATGAGGTACAAAAAAATATAAGCAAGAAAAACAGATTTAAAGAAATAAAAAAAATAAATATCCGGAAATAGCACAACGGTAGTGCACTCGATTGTAGTTGAAAAAGTAAATCTCGAATGGTTGTTGGTTCAAATCCAGCTTTCCGGACTAATGTAATCATAATTAACGAATGATTAATTGTGATTAACTGATTAACAGTAGGTTCATTACTTAAACGCAAAAATACCCCTTTCGGGGTATATTTTGTTTTCCAATTCTGGTATTGGCACCACTAATTTCAGGGATTAGCACCCTTTGACAAACGTTTTTGTTTTTTTTGGTTCCAGTGATGCCACTGGTAGCTTTTTTCCTTCTCCTTTGCATCTCTCTACGTGTTCTACAATCTGGTATGTAGACATAATGAATGATTTTTTACATTTCGCACACGTCCTTACAAATGGCATTTCTTTTCAAGTATATCTTATGTCCTTAAATGCGGATGAATGTATCTCAAATCTGGAGTTCCGTCTGATTTGAGATAACACTTCTCCTTGTAACGCATATCTCTCTTGCCATCTTTCTTCCTCGGATAACCGAACTCTGGTCCGCATATTTCGGTGTAAAGCTTGTCAGGTCTGCCATCTTCGTGATAGTACTTTCTTTTATATCGCATATCACGGTTGCCATCTTTAGTTTTAATGTATTCGAATGTAACTTTTGGTTCTGGGTTAATACACCCACTGCATTTTCTAATGCCTCTTATACATTCCATTCTTCCGCATCTAATTTTCATTCTAGTTTAGTTTGTTTTGACTTATAAAGGGGGTCTACGTATTCACTAACTCTTTTCACGAAAAAAATCAATTTTAGAATCTACTTCAACTCTGATTTGTACACGCAATACTCTATACACTCCTGTATTTTATTATACAAACTGACGTCTACATCTCCTTCGCAATTCTCAAGATTGTTGTCGAACAAATTTAAAAGAAGTATTTTACGAATTTCGTTATAGTCTCTCTTGCCTTTCATACAAGCACGTAGTTCACCTTCCTGATAAGGGCCAAATGCGTATTCACTATTTAGTATCTCTTTAATGTTTTTATAAAAGGTGCGTTCTTTGATCATTGTTCTATTTTAACACTTCTCAAAAGAAAATCAATTTCGGCTTCCGAACGACAAAAATCCCCTTTCGGGGTTTATTTTATTTACATTAGTATTTACATTAGGATACACACTCTTTTTACTTTTGTTGATTTTCGCTTATTAATAACAATCACACGCGCTGTACTTGAACTCTCCATCCCACTTCACAAAGTTCTTGCTCCACTTTTCCAACCCGCAGTAGTCACAAAATATTGGAGTATGGCTGGTAACACTACCTTTTTGCCGTACCTTTTTTGTTGCCTCCTTAGCTACTATAGTGTACTGATGTTTCACCTTTTCGCGCTCGAGCCACTTAGACAAAATATCTCTATATATAACTGGTTTATTGTAAACGAACCAGTATATACCGTCAACCTTGTCATACTCTACATATTGACGGTACCCGTTGTGAAACGCCTTTGTTGGTATACCTTTCATAAACTTCTCATCTTCGGCGTCATTTTCCGGGTCAAGATAGTGAATATTCTTAGAGTTGAGTTTCATATCTTCTTCGAAACTGTCGATAATAGTAAATCTATTTTCAATGCCACGCATTTACAAAATTCGTTTCGCTTTACGGGAAAAAAATCAATTTTGAAAGGGTAGTCTACCTGTTTATTTTACACCTATTTTCTACTGTACTTGCATCTGGTTCTACCCAGTACTTGACACAACTTTGCCCGCTAGAATTATACGATGTTTCCTGTACATTGAATATTTCATCAGTGTTGAATTGCTTCTGTAATATATCTTTTGAAATACAGTATGTTATAGTGCTATAGCTTGACGGACTTTCTTCTGCTGCTACATTGTTCAGAGAAAATACGTCATCATAGCTGTAGAATTCACTTGTATCTTCTAAAGAGATGCTTTGGACTTTTTCCTTTTGTGGCGTATCTTTAAGACTATTGTTGTACTGATACAGAAACAGGCAGAAACATACTAACAAGAACAGAACTATTATTATCGTTACCCGTTCGCTCATTTTATATATTGTAACAAAATATCCTGTCGTTAATAAATGGCAGATTGTCTCTCACAAATACCAGGATGTACAAAGCAGTCCCAAATATGCTCGGCTCTGCTTCCACCTGGTTACCGAAATAAACTACAAACATTAAACAACAAGGCCTCCAGAAGCGAATTCCACGCAGCCTTTGTATGCAGTAAGGTATGGGGAAAAAGGGCTACTATATACTACACCTTTTCCCCTAGCAGCGTAGCAAGCAACGTTTGTTATGTAGAGGAAAAAACTTCCGTTAAACCACCAAAAGGAATTACGTTTAACAAAGTTCTTAATGAAAACTCAGACCCTTTAGCTATAGAGTACAGTCGCAAGTGGATAAAGGCAACTAACAACAAAGACCGCCTGCAAATACAAAAAGAGGCTGTTATTGCTGTTATTAACCGTTATAAGAGTCTTCTATCGCTTAACTTTAAGTACACGTCAGATTTTAATCTAGCTGACATACGAATACTTATTAATAATGACAATAACTCGTGGTCATACATAGGAACAGATTCGAAATTACTCGTAACTAAGACACAAGAAAGTATGAATTTAGGATGGTTCGACGTTGGGAGTATCATACACGAATTCGGTCATGCCTTCGGTATGATCCACGAACACCAAAACCCTATTGGAGGAAAAGCGATACAGTTTGATGAAGAAAAAGTATACAAATACTTCAACTGTATT